ATCTTTGATGGACTTCTTGATGAGAAATTCATAGGACGTATTCTAAGAAATGAAGAGATAATACAACCTATTATCGAAACACTTATTCTTAAAAAGCAGTTGGCAGAAGCACGAGCATTGAAAAAAGCCAACAAGGGTATGAAGAAAAAGAAAATAGCCACTCATATCTCTGCATCCTCCAAATATGCTGATGATAAGATTCTTTTTATCACAGAAGGACAATCAGCAATTTCCAATCTAATTAATGTACGAGATACAGAGTGTCACGGTGGATTTCCATTACGTGGTAAAGTTCGTAATGTAAGAGAACTGAAGCCCACCGAGATTATGAAGAATAAAGAATTATCTGAACTAATGTCTATTATAGGTTTAGAACTAGGTGAGCCCGCAGAAGATTTGAATTATGGACATATCGGCATTCTAGCGGATGCTGATTTCGATGGATTTTCTATAGCCGCCCTGCTAGTAAACTTCTTTTCTAATTGGAAAGAACTATTCGAGGAAGAGCGAATACTATTAATTAAGTCTCCAATTGTCATTGCCAAAAAAGGTAATTCAATTAAAAGATTTTATGATCTAAAAGATTTTGCAGACGAATCCCTCGACCACAGTTGGAAAATAGAGTATAATAAAGGATTAGGTAGTTTATCAATAGACGAATATGATTTGATGATTAATGATCCAATGACAGAGGTCATTGAATACGATAGTGGAAGTAATGCTTCACTCGAAACTGCGTTTGGAAAAAACGCACTCCCAAGAAAACAATGGTTAATGCAATGAATATATCTGAACTAATTGACGGAAAATATAAGGAATATAGTAAATACGTTCTGTATAGTAGAGCAATTCCTCATATGATTGATGGTCTCAAACCATCACAAAGGAAGATTCTCTTTACAGCATTGAAGACGGCCAAGAATAGTCGTATCAAGACCGCTTCACTAAGTGGTAATACTATATCAAGTGCTAATTATCATCACGGTGATGCTTCATTAAACGAAGCTATTACGAAGATGGTTCAAGTTCATTCAAATAATATTCCATTGCTTGTAGGAGAAGGAAGTTTCGGATCGAGATTAGTACCAGATGCGGCCGCACCACGATATACATTTGTCAAAATGAGTGCTAATTTTGATAAATATTTTGCTGATACGATGGTCGCTGATAAGAGTGCCGATCCAGAAGACCCTGAACCAGAATTCTATTTACCTATTATTCCCTGGGTGTTAGTGAATGGAATTAAAGGAATTGCTGTAGGATTTGCTACAGAAATACAACCAAGAAATCCAAAAGAAATTGCGGAGTTGTGTCAAGCATATCTTCAAGGCAAGAACATAGATAAGGAAAAACTTCTTCCATACTATCCAAAGTTCTCTGGAAAGGTCTATGAGGAGAATGATGAAATCTATTGTGAGGGCGAATTTACTCTAACAGGACAAACCAAGCTAGAAATTACAGAAGTGCCTGTTGGATTCAATAGAGAAACATACGTTCAAATTCTAGACAAACTTGAAGATACTGGAAAAATTGTATCATATACAGACAAATGTGACAAGACAGGATTCAAATTTGATGTTACGTTAAAGCGGGCCAAGAAATTGAAAGATCATCAGATTGTCTCCCTATTCAAATTGAGAAAAAAGATCAACGAAAATATTACGGTCATTACCGCCAAAGGGAATTTGAAAGTATATGATTCTCCCATCGATATCATCAAGGATTTTTGTGATTATCGTATTGGCAAATACGATGAAAGATATAAGTATCTCATATCAGAAGGTACCGAAACTCTTAAAGTCATTCAAGCAAAGATTAAATTTATTGAAATGGTTATCAAAGGTACGCTGGACTTCAAAAATAAGAATCGCCAAGCCATCATAAAAGACTTGACAAAGACCTTTGAACCTAGTATAATAGACTTATTAATAAAAATGCCAATATACTCTCTTTGTCAAGATGAAATGACTAAACTGGTAAAAGAGGTGAGAACATTATGGAATCAGGTTGAAATGTGGCACAAGATATCAAATACCAAAGAATTCATCAAAGAACTGAAAAAACTCTAGTATGGAATTTGTAGATGAAATCCCAGAAGAAGAGCCTAAAGATGAACTGGTCAAAGCTATTGATCGGCTGACACAGGAAGTTCGTGAACTTAAGGAATTGTTGCAACAAAGGATGCAATAATGAAATGGGTATTGATTGTTTACATAATAACAACCACTCCTGTAACAGAGGAACTTCAACAAAGACGGTTGGAATTTCCTATAGAATATGGAAAATGTGAATTAATGGCGGCTCATATTAATTATATGATGAATTATATCCGCATTACTCCGTTCCCCTTTGTAAAGTCTTTATATTTTGAACATACAAGAAATGGAGATAAGGTTTTAGCACGGTGCATATATACCGATCCAGATAATATTCCTAACTGGACAGATGACTTCTTAAAATAAACGAGGGAAAATGATATTGATTGACTTCAATCAGGTAATGATTGGAAACTTAATGATGAATGCGAAGACTCAGGCAGATGTATCAGAGGATTTGTTAAGACATATGATATTGAATACGCTTAGGAATTATAGAAAGCAATTCAATAAGACTTATGGTGAATTGGTTATTTGTAACGATAGCAGACACTACTGGCGAAAGGATGTGTTTCCTCTTTATAAAGCAGGACGAAAAGAGGGTAGAAAAAAGTCTCCTTTCGATTGGGAAATTATTTTCAAAATCTTTGATCAGTTACGAGAAGATTTGAAAGAACATTTTCCCTATAAATTCATTGAAGTTATGGGTGCAGAAGCGGATGATGTTATTGGTGTGATATGTAAATATCACCACGCAGAGGAGAAAATCCTTATTCTCTCATCCGATAAAGACTTTATTCAATTACAGAAATACAAAGGAGTTGTGCAATATTCTCCTATGCAAAAGAAGTTTGTACGACATCCAAATCCAATAGCGTATCTTAAAGAACATACTATACGTGGAGATAGGGGTGATGGAATACCAAATTTCTTATCGCAAGATGATTGTCTTGTAGAGGGAGTCAGACAAACTTCAGTTGCGAAGAAAAAGCTAGATGTATGGTTGACACAAAAACCAGACGAAATTTGTACAACTCAGGAAATGACTAAACGATGGGCAAGAAATGATGAACTTGTTAATTTTGATAAGATTCCAGAATTGCTTATTAATGATATAAAATTTGCATATAAGAAAGTACCACCCGGCAGTCGAAAGAAATTGTATAACTATTTTATAATGAATAGACTGTCTAAATTAACGGACGTAATCACGGATTTTTGATATGGATGATCAAAAGAATATTAGAGATATGAGACTAAAATTAAAGGATGAAGAAGAACGACTAGCAGAAGAAAAACTTGAGATGGAACTAAAACAGCGGAAAGACCATCTTAAAAGATTAGAAGCATTACATAAAAATTCAAAAGGATGTAAATGGTAGAAGTATTTGATATTTTAACTCAGCTAGAAAGTAATAACTCCCGATTATTTAAAGAGGAGGTTCTTACGGTCAACAAGGATAATGAGCAATTAAAACTTGTTTTGGAAGCCGCGTTAGATCCATATACTCAATATTATCAGAGAAAAATTCCTAAATACGGCTCCCCAGACTCGATTTCCGAGTCGTTGGACTGGGCATTAAAACATTTACGTTCATTAACGAAAAGACAGTATACTGGTAACGCCGCTATTGCTCATCTCCAAACGATTTTATCGGGTGTGTCTGAAGATAATGCGGAAGTTATTAAACGAGTGGTGACGAAGGACCTGAAGTGCGGTGTAAGCATTGCTACTGTAAACAAAATATTTGGAAAAAATTTCATCGAAACATATCCTTGTATGCTTGCATCAGCATTCAATCAAAAGGCTTTCGAGGCTATTAAATATCCCGCTCTGGTACAGCAAAAAATGGATGGTATGAGAGCAAATATCATCATAGATAGAGAAGGAAGTGTGGATGTACGTTCAAGGAATGGTAAACAACTAAGTTTATCTGGACATTTTGACGAGTTTGTGAAGAATGTATTTTACAAATCGCCCACTTTGGCATCGTTAGATGTATTTCACGGCGCGGTACTTGATGGAGAATTGCTTGTTCTAGATGACAATAAAAATATGATTCTTGATAGAAAGACAGGTAATGGAATTCTAAATAAAGCAGTAAAGGACACTATAACATCCGAAGAAACTGCACGAGTCAGAATGGTATGTTGGGATATGATTCCGTTAGAAGATTTCAAAAAAGGAATTTGTGAAATACCATATTTTGACCGAGTTGATGTTTTAAAAGAAAGAATGGACGGAGTATATAAAGGACAAGAAGATCATCTTATTAGTATCCTGCATACTAAAACAGTTGGAAGTTATGAGGATTGTGTGGAAATCTTTAATGAAGCATTAGCAAACGAAGAAGAGGGAATTATTGTAAAGAATGGTGATTCTCCTTGGGAAGATAAACGTTCTAAATATCAAGTAAAGATGAAAGCAGAACTTGAGGCTGACCTTCTTGTTGAAGGAATTGTTGAAGGTACAGGCAAATATGAAGGTCTAATAGGTTCACTTTCTTGTACAACAAAAGATGGAAGTCTTAAAGTTAATGTTGGATCGGGTTTGAGTGATGAACAACGAAAGATGGATCCTGCTGAATACATTGGAAAGATAATTTCCGTTAAATATAAT